GAGTTTAACAAGTTTGTCAATCTCTATTGGGAACAATGGGCAATACTTGTATCTAAGCGTACAGACGAAACGCCCATTTAGCATTACATCAAAGATTAGTGTTTTCATTCTTCTTTCTTTTGATAGTCCAAGCACCCCTCTTGTATTGTCGGCATGATACGAAAGCCGTTGTTTTCCGCATCCTCTACAAGTTCTTCTGACGCATGGAATGAGTTAAACATTTTGGCATTGTTGTACTTCAAACAGATGTTTATCTGGATGTCCTTTTGGTACTGATATTCGTGTCCTGTCATAGGGTGCATCCCCTCCCTTGTTATGGTCGTGAATTTGTCCGTGTGCTGATACCACTTACAGGAATAGCAAGCAGCAAGATTATTGGGGGATTTGCTACAAAACTTTTCCTCATGTGCTGCGCAACCTCTTTCTGTGAGCAGTACCTTGCCACAGAACGAACAGCGGAATGCAGTTACTTTCTTCATACTCGCTAATTTTATGCGTACCATTTCGGCACATCCTCATATTCTTTTATTACTTGCTTGAAATCATCGCCAAGCTCATTTAGAATGACATCCTTTAATACTCTGTCTGCGTCTGCATGGGCGCACTCTGTATCACCCATATTCTGACATTCTTTCAAACGCTCAATGTACTTTTCAATGTTGTTTTTACTTGCCATAGTTTTATATTTCTTTTTTAATAAACATACAATACGGAACACTAAGTAAGCTATCAGCAAGGCACATATAAATGCGCCCACTATGCTTGTAATGGTTATTGTTACAAACATCATTCGCCTCCTTTCGTCAATAGGTCGGAAATGTACACCCACTTCACGACACCATACCCTTTGCGTGTTCTACTCCAAGTGTAATTGGCATAATTTTCAAGGACACCATAACCCTCATAACCATCGCTATTGCGAAAAAGAAACAGTAACGGAGTCCCATCTTCTGGCACATCACTTGCATCATGCCAAAGGTTTTGCCGTAGCCAGTGCATACACGCTTTGAAACCTCTTACATACGCTTCTCTGCATGGTGTGTTCCACTCGGAGTAAAGAAAAGCAGAGTCCTTGCTTGCTACTTCTTCTATTTTCTTTTCGTCAATCATTGGTTTACTCCTTTCAGTAAGTTTGGATTGTCGTATATGTTACCTATCACTTCAATTGGCACGAATGGGGTAAGGTTAGCAAGTCCTGTCTTTGTTTGGATGCAACGTGCCAAGAAAGCAGAGTGCGCCTTGCTCCACTCAACAATGTAGGTGTATTTCTTGTTTCCGTCCAAGCGTACCACATCGCCCTCGTACACTTCCGCTTTGAATATGTCGTGCAAGCCTGTGGACTGACAGATAAAGCGTACCTCAACAGCCTTAGCCTCGTACACACCATTACCCATGAATTTAGGCGTTGGGTCGGCAAAGATGAACGTGTTGCCAGCAACAGCGAAACAACCACCACCATACACCCAATTTGTAGGGATATTGCCCTTACCTGTGGCTTTGCCACGAAATCTAATTGTCCTTTGCATAGTTCTAACCTTTCAGTCTGTTTAAGAATGATACATGATACTTGTGATTGATGTACTCGTACTTAAATTCAAGCATATCATCATCTGACATATCGCCTATATCG